GCTGTGGATGCTGGGCGTGACATTAGTCGCAATCAACAAACTGAATTTCGCATCCACAATAAGGATGGGAAAATTTCACAGACCGATAGTCATGGGAATGATCCCCGTCGAATTAAAGGTTAGAAAGGACTTTAAATGACCGCCAATATTGCCAAGTTTTTTCGTCATGCTCCGGCTGTTTCACTGGAAAAATATTTCCTAAAATTTCCATCACCGGTTTCTGAAGCTGTTGATTGGACCGATCCCCCCGCGAACATCAGTAAGCCCTTAATTGTGGCTGTTGATGATTTGACCGAGGACGATTTGGCAATATTGAATACAAACGCTGAGCGTATAAATGAAATGACTGATGAAATTGGTCAAGACGCTCTGATGGCGGTTATTTCGCCGGAAGACTTTTCTGACTATGAAAACCTCCACAACGGTCACGACCGGGCCCTATATGTATTCTTGCGGGACCAAGAGGCCTTTAAACGTGCCGAAGATATCCGGTTCTCCGATTCATACAGAAAATCACGTATGTGGGCGGGTTATCTTGGACCTAAAGAGGTTGATGTTAGCGGCGATCCTTTGGACCTCGAATTGTTCAAAGACAAAGTTTCAGCGTTAAGCCAAGCCAGTGGGAAGGTTAAGATTGAGGTTTTCACACGGACCAAGCCGTATGGGGATGGACAAGAACTGGAACTTGTTCAGGTTATGATTTATCGCGAAGGGCTTCCTGAAAGCTTCCACGTTTTTGACGATGATGATCTTGTTTCTCAAGTCGTGCGCCCTGTCCGTGAGGTGGTTTTGTCGTATGAGCCGCAGTCAGGCCAAATTGAAATCATTGCTGATGACGGTGCCATTCGGGAGAATGTGGTAAAGGCCTTTGCGGAAACGTTATTGGGGACGGAGATCGATGGCGAACGAGTTCCCCTAAAGCAGTATGACCTGAGTAAACTGTTAAACCATTTTGACTTTCCGACGGACCCCGACGACGGCATTGAAAGCGTTAAAATCAGCATGCTAAAGCTGCGCCCGTATGATTCTGGAAACAAGGTCACTTTGGAGGTGGCGGCAAAAGAACAACAAACAATCCATGAGGTGTCGCGTGATTGGTTCGCAACGCACGACCCCTTCGACGGGAGGTTTTTGGTTGCGCAAACAAAACTCACGATTAAGTTTGCAGCTGACAGCGAAAGTCCAAGGGGAAAAACTATTCCGGTGAAAATCAGCTATCCAAACAACTGCGATCTTAAAAGTCGGACGGAAAAAGAGCGCCTGATTGGTGATAAATATCTAAAGGAATGGGGCTTGTTGAAAGAGATTGAATATGGCCAACCTACCGACTGACGTATTTATTGCGGCCTGCCAGTTGGTGGAAACGCCATCTGCGTCGGTGACCATTCAAAACTTGAACGAGTTATTTAGCTCGGACATTTGTGCTGCACTTACGAAATCTGGGTTGCTGTCCGATGCTCCACACCTTCACGATATTGAAGTTGAGTATGAAGGTGAATTACGCAGCTACCCCGTGGAACGGCACGGTGGAGACTGGCGCTATTTCCAGCAGGGGAGTGGTTGGGTTCAGGTGTCGCCTGAGTCTTTGAAAGTTTCCAGGGTCGATTTGTCGGCATATCTCAAGGCGTTGATGACCGCGCTTGGATTTGAAGACCGAATTGTCCCTGAAGTAATTTTGGAAAGCAAAGTCTGGTATCTCGGGCAAGTTTGGCTGCAGAGTCGGAAGACGCACGTTTTCTATGTGAGACGGATCAAAGACGAGCCTACGCTAGAAAGCTTGAATCAGGTGCTGGTTGATCGGCATAAAAGTGACCCTGCTTTGGTTCTGACATCGTCTAAAGATTTGCCGATCTATTTTCAGGTGCCGGGACAAAATCGAATTGTCCCATTGAACGATGCGGTTAATTTGCAGTCAGAAAAAATCACATTAAAGACAGACTATTTGGCCAGGAAAATGGGTGGTAGCGTGCATTCTGATGGCTTCAGTGAGGGCTTTAGGACAGCCCATATAAATGGCCAGAGTTACAAGTTTTCTAAGCTCCAAGCAGAAGTTCTTGAGGTGCTTAGCAATGCGGGTAAAGCCATCCATAAGTCTGAGGTTATGGCAGCTGTAAACTCCGACCAAGAAGTGATTGGTGTTTTCCGATCCGGGGGCAAAAAGCATCCAGCTTGGGGTGTCGTAATCAAACACGACAACAAAGGAAACTACTGGCTCGAACTCTAGACCACCCAAAAAAACAAGACATACGATGATGCCTCGGCTTTTGCCGGGGCTTTTTTTTGTCTTGAGTGCATTTCACACCGATTTTCACACACCTGACACACCGTTTCTCACACCGCTGATTTGCGAAGTTACCCCTGTGATTTGGATTGAAACCGAAAGGAGTGCCATCACATGGATAAACCATTCTTAAACCAGATAGACCTCTCCCGGCGTTGGGGGATTTCGCCCCGAACGTTGGAGCGGTGGCGTTGGCTCGGCGAAGGCCCTGTGTTCGTCAAGCTTGGAGGCCGTGTGGCCTACCGCTTTGAAGATATCGAAGCCTACGAAAAAGCTCAGATGCGTAACAGCACCTCTGATGACGGCCAGGCCGCCATGGGAGGCTTGTCATGAGTAAACTCAGCAAAATTGAGCGGCTTCGCAAAGATGATTATTACTTCAAAAACATCCCTGACACCATCCGCATTCCTGCGATTGGCGCAAACCAGGAAGAAGTAGTAAAGCCAACAGAGACTGCGACGTTGGATGATCTCGCATTTGCTGTTTTGGCTTTGCAGGAACAATCGTCCGCACTTTATTCCCTGACTGAATCTGTTCGCAACCTTTATGACCAGGCGCGCAAAAACGGTGCCCTTGGCTCACAGGTGGCAATTGATGCGCTTCCTGACGCGAAGGGGGGCTCGAAATGAACCTCCCCATTATTTCAGCAGATGCACGCCTTAAAGAAACGCGAGGCATAAAGGGCGTCATCTTCGGCAAATCCGGCATTGGCAAAACATCGTTGCTGTGGACGTTAAATTCGTCGACCGCGTTGTTTTTTGATCTGGAAGCCGGTGATCTTGCGATTGAAGGCTGGCCGGGTGACACCATCCGGCCACGGACATGGCAGGAATGTCGTGACTTCGCCGTTTTCATCGGCGGTCCTAATCCGGCCCTGCGTGAAGACCAGGTCTATAGCCAAGCGCATTATGATGCGGTCTGCGAGCAATTCGGTGATCCGTCAGCCCTCGACAAATACGAAACCATCTTTATCGACAGTATCACGGTCGCCGGTCGTCTTTGCTTCCAGTGGGCGAAGGGTCAACCTCAGGCATTCTCTGACCGTACCGGCAAGCCTGACATGCGTGGTGCTTATGGTTTGCACGGTCAGGAAATGATCGCTTGGCTGACCCACCTTCAACATACCCGTGGCAAGAACATCTGGTTCGTTGGAATCCTCGACGAGAAGCTCGACGACTTCAATCGCAAGGTATTCACCCCGCAAATCGACGGTTCAAAGACCGGCAACGAGCTGCCTGGCATCGTTGATGAAGTCATCTCCATGGCGGAAATCGCCGAAGGCGACGGGGAACCCTATCGGGCATTCGTTTGCCAGACCCTGAACCCTTACGGCTTTCCAGCCAAAGATCGCAGCGGACGTCTTGATGTGATCGAGGAGCCGCACCTTGGCCGCCTGATGGGAAAAATCAGCGGCCCCGTAAAACCGGCAAACGAAAGGTTGGAGTTCTCAAGGCCACAACCTTCCGCCGCCGATACCCCCACCACCAATGACGATGAAGGAGCACAACAATCATGACCGGTGCATGGAACGATTACAACGACGCAGGCTCTCAAGCCTCTTATGACCTGATCCCCAAGGGTACCATTGTGCCTGTGCGGATGACCATTAAACCGGGTGGCTTTGACGATCCGTCCCAAGGCTGGACCGGCGGTTATGCCACCCACAATGATACCACCGGATCGGTTTATCTGAGTGCCGAGTTCGTCATCACCGAAGGACCGTTTGCCAAACGCAAGGTCTGGAGCTTGATTGGTTTGCTCA